TAGAAACTGCGATTTCCCCGAGATAGTCGGCTGCATTACCAAACGATGACGCAGTATTAGTCAACTCGACGTAGCCGTAGCGAGTCATAAAGCCAACTACTGGCTCAAGTGTTGATGGATCCAACACAACACCACTGCTCATTAATGGAACATATGGGCAATAGAATGCGGCTGCATCTGCTTCGCTTGAACCTTTGTAACCAACTAGAACTGCCTGTGCATCGCCAGCATAGCTGTCTACATAAACTTTCATTGCGCCATTCAATGTACCAACAAACTTAGTGTTTGTAGGTGCTTCAAATGTGCCTTCAGTTGTACGTGCGAAAGCACTTGTTGTTGCGCTCTGGAGAACTGTTAAAGCGGCTGGTGAAACAACTGCCCAGTTACCTGCGCCACGACGTGTGCGTGATGCAATCAAGTTAGCTGTTCTGTTGATAAGAACTGCCAATGCGGCATGCTCATCACCAACGTAAGTAGCTGTACCAGATACTGCTGCCTGGTTATATGTGAACTCAGTACCAGCAAGACTACGAAGTGAACCAAGAACTTCTTGATCAATTTCAACTGTAATCTCTTGTGCAAGAGCTGCCATAACTTCTGCTTCAATATCCAAGCCGTGCATTGCTTGCGCATCTTGAGCGGCTTCAAATGTCCAACGTGCTGATAGCTTACGTGTCTTAGCTTCAACAACTTGCTTTAAGATCTGGACGTTGATCTTGTTTCCTGGGTTACCTTCAAGTGTACTTGTACTATCAGCACGACCGGTAGCAGAACTACCTGAATATACTGTAGCAATCTTGAATGGTGAAAGTGCTTCGTCACCAGCAGTAACATTTGTATCAAATGGTGCAGCCGCTGTTGATGTAACTGAATCAGCATAGCGTACACGTAGTGTGTGAATCTGTGCAACTGGACCTGTCATAGGCTGTACACCAACAATTTCGTTAGCAATAACGGTTGGCATTACTCGTCTAATGACTGGTAAAATTACACGGTTCAATGTAGCAACGTTACCAGCGGCTGTTGAACCAGCGGTAGCGGTCTCCATCAAACTCTTGCGTGTGTTCTCTAGAACAACACCCATTGTACTGCGTTTGGAGCCATTTAGTCCTTCTAACAGGGCATCTTTTGTTTCGCCCCAACGGCTTTCTAATAGTGCTTGTGTCATTTCTTTTTTCCTTTTCCTTTTAGGGTATTAAAGCCCTGCTAAACGCTTGAGCTCAACAACATTATTACTGTCGTCTTCGGTCTTGGCGTTGGTTTGTTTAGCAGATTTATCACCAGTAACTTCAACACGACTTTCGGTTAACACTGCTTTCGCTTCGTTAACTGTCCTGCCGTTTGTGTTTAAAACTGCTGGTAGATACTTGTCATATGCATTCTGCAACTTAGCAGTCTGCACACTTTCGAGAAGTTCGCTCATCACTGCGGCTTTCTCTTTGTTTAGTGATTTCAACAAATCAGCAAGTTGTTCTTTGCGTTGTGTTGATTCCTTAATTAACTTGATTTCTTTATCTTTCGACTCAGCAATCGTTGCCTTTTCATCTGCTTGTGATTTAGCTTCTGCTAGAGCTTCCTCTTTAGCGGCAACAACAGCCTGCAACTTCTGAATTTCTTTGTTCTCATTTAAGTGAGTAACTGCAAATTCTGAAGCAAAGGCTTCAAAGATTTGACGGCCAAACATGTTTTCACGTGCTTGGTGAATGTCTTCTTTGAGTTGAGTCATTTCTGACTCTAGGTTTTTAGCAACTGATTCTTTAACAAGTGCCGAACTACGTGCTACAAAGTTACTTTGTAATTCTGCTAACTTGTCTTTTGCTCCTGCAATCAAGCGGACTTTTGTTTCAACTACTGCCTGCTTGTCTTGCTCAAACTCTTGAATCTCTTCTGCAAGTTGCTTGATAACAAACTGTTCGAGTTTAGATACACTATTCTCGTACTGCTTGCGATCTGTTCTAAGTTCTTTGATTTCTTCTGCTAATTTTGTTACCATGAAATCATTAAACTTAGTACTGCTTTCGTTCATGTGTGTTTTAAACTTCACACGATCCTCAGCAAGTGCTTGCTTTTCTGAAGCGAATTCTTCAAGTTCATTTTGGAGACTTTCGGTTACCATTTTGTCTAGAGCTTCAACCATTACTTGTTTGTCATGTTGATAGCGGGTTGCGAATTCTTCACGAAGTTCTGCTCGGGCAACTTCTTTAGCTTCGGAAAGTTTTGCTTCCCATGCTTCAGTGATTGCTTCTTGCGTATCTTCGTTAATAATTCCGCTATCTATCAATGGCTTGATAGCATCTAACATCTAATTCTCCTATTTTAACTTAAGGTCCTTGATTAAGCGTAAAACGCCTTCTTTCAGGTACTTTTGTACTCTTTGATCTTGAGTAGCTTCTTTCGCTACTTCAAATATGTTGTGCCCACCACGCATATTCATTAACCCCTCGTAAATTGGGGTTGGATAAGCATGTGGAGCACTTGGTTGTGCGACAACATCAACAGTTATAATTTCAAAATTGTTAACGTGTCCCGAACTCTCATTAACTTCGCCGCTACCACGTGAACTAACACCTAACTTAACACCGCTAGTAATCATAGATTCAACTAGTTTTCCCATTGGTGTTGGAAGGATTTTAAGTTTACCGTGACCGCATGGTCCGTCCATCCACATACTTTCAATCATATGTGATACACGATCCAAGTTAATTTTTAAATCATCTGGGTGATCTACTTCGCCTAGGACGCTGTGTCCTTCTTTGATTTGTTCATTGATACTTGAAACGGCTTTTTCAATTTCGGGAATGGGATAAACACGAGCGTTAGCGTTTTTGACGCCTCCCTCAATGAATATCCCTTTCATGTAAAGATCCTTACCTTGACCGGTATTGCTGTCTTCTGAAATGACCTCAATTTTGGCCCGATCAAATGTAAGATTCTCTTTTAGGTACAAAGCCATATTATTGTCCTAGTTACTTGTCACCTTCGACAGCTTTGGTGTTAACGCCTGCCTCTTCGGTGTTTTTAGCAACCTCACCTGTTGCGCTGGTAAGATCTGCTTTTGCGCCTGGAACATTTTGATACTTGCCAGCGTGTGGCATACTATCTACTTTGCCTTCTGCTGGTGCCTTGGCGCCGTCTGGGTTGCTGTCTCCGCCTGCGTCAAAGTCAACTGCCTTACCACCCATGTCATTTGATCCTGCAACTGGTGATACTGCTTTGTTGTCTTCGCCTGCTGGCATTGCAACTTTTTCAACATACTCACGCATAAGATCGGTTGCTGACTTAGTGTATTTTGCTTTTGGCTTTGTTGACTCTGCTACTTCTTCAGCATCTTCAACTACTTCTTCGTCTTCTGCAACTTCTTCTTCTTCTTTCTTATCGCCTTCGTACATTTCTAACTCTTCAGCGTCTGTTTCCATTTCATCAGCATCAGCTTCCATGTCTGCGTCCATTCCTGGAGTTTCCATTTCGTCGTCGTCTGACATCAATGCATCAAATTCTGCTTTGAGCTCGTCTAGTTCTTTCTCAAGATCCATAACTTTATCTTCTAAGGCTTCGTCGCCTCCAACATCAGCATGATGATCTTCTTCGTCGTCACCGCTCATCATTTCCTCTTCAGCGTCCATCTCTTCTTCTTCGCCTTCAGGAATGCCGTCGGTTTCGTCGGCTTGTATTTCGTCTACTAAGTCTTCAACTTCGTTTCCACCGATTGTTTCATCAACGGTTTCTTCGTCCATCAAAGTCTCATAAATGTCTCGTGATTTTTCAACAACAATATCATGAAATAAAGCCTTAGCTTTGTCTTCATCTTCGTTGATGATGTGTTCTATTAGCTGTTCATATTTGTTCATAATGACTCCTTAGTTTAATATGGCTGTTAGGTATTTAACAAATAGTAGTATATTATAAGTTAAATGGGTGTTTTTTGAAGGATTTTGAAGATTATAAACTTAATCCAGCGTCTTCAGCTGGTAGCTTATACTGTGAGTTTACTTTTTCTAACTTTTTTTCAAGTTCAACTTTACGTACATCATTGCTCATACGTAGTCTATTGATGTCGCCAAGACTAAGACGAGATCCTTTACGCATGTCGCTTAATGTAGGAATAGAGTTGTCGCTGCCGGGAGAGTAGTAACCGTTTGCAGGCTTTTGATATAGTTCTGTTAAAAACATAGTTGTATTTACCCAAAAACGTAATTTATGACGTTAATGTTCCGGCTTCTCCTGCGGCATCTGCGGCGTTTGGTCCAGGTCCTGGCGCTTCTGTGCTTGCGGCTCCTGGAATACCACCACCAGCGGCTCCAGCGGCTCCTGGAGGAACTGCTTCAGCAGTTTCTACACTATCTAGATCGCCAGCAATGGTTCCTGGGCTAATACCCACATTACGTAACGATGCTTCATTTGGTATTGCTGTGTCTGTGTCGCCTTGCTCTTCGGCCCACATCATTTCATTTTCACTCATTTCCTGCTCAGTCATGCCCAAGTAACGTTTCATTAAGAAACGCTTGCTCATGTAACCGTATCCTTCTAACTGTGCAAATGTGGCGATTCTAGCACTGTCAACGTCTGCTTGACGGTACTGTGCAAAGTTTTGCGGCTCTTCTAGTCTTAGATCAAACAGTTGGCTGTCAATGTTAATACCACGCCATCGCATGAATGTTTTAAATTCATCATCCAGTTTGCCTGCAATCATGTTCTGTAGACGCTTACAATACTGATTAAAGCGCCATTCTTGTATAAGTGCTGTACCTACTCGCCCATCTGTATAACTTTGTGTACCGTCATCTAGACCTGTTGGCAAGTAACTGCTAGGAATACGCAGTCCACGGAACAGTTTGTTTGTGAAGAAACGTAAGTCTGTGATTTCGCCTAGGTTTTGTCCTCCTGGGAACACATCAATAGTGCTACCACGTCCTTCTGCTGTTTGTGGAAAGAAGTAATCTTCCATCATCGACAATGGATTATATGTAGCATCCATCATATTAGCACCGCCACCTGTTTGTGTTGGTATACGACGCTGATGTATTTCGTTTTTAACACGTTCTACATAGGCCATTGCCATGTGTGTTGGCATGTTACCCACGTCAATTTTNAATACTCTACGCTCCGGTGCTCGCTGTATTCTGTATATAAGAATAGCATCTTCTAGCAATTCTTTCTGCTTGTAAACCTTAAAAACGTTCTCCAATACACTGTTTCCGAACGGCCAATATGCATCCAACCCTTCTGTTAAACTAAGGTGTAGAACGTGTTGTGCTTGAATTGCTGTTTCGTTTTGTGCATGACTAAATCTGCTACCACCTGAATACGGAGTGTTTGGCTGTGTGTATGCCCCACTGGCTCCACCTATCTGCGGATGATTCATGTATGTGTCTGTTGCGGCTACTGCTGTAACAGTAAGATTTTCAAAATTAGGGTTGATGTCTTTGATCAGATACTGCTCAGGCTTTTTGCCTTCTGCTTCGTTAACAATAACCTTGGTAACCTTGCCCATCTCTACCCACATCAACTTGAAGTTTTCTGGGTCACGTACAAATATCTGATCACCGTATTTGATTGTGTTGCGTATTATTTTAAATGTGCGTTTGTTTAGATCATTTAACGAAACCCACTGTTGCAGTTGCTCTTTGATAATCTTTACTTCATTATCTGTAGGAGTTTCCTTAAAGTGGATGTCAAAGTTTGTACCGTTGGACTCGTTCTTTTGAGTCATAAACTCAGCAAGAATATCCAGTGCGGCATTGATCTCTGAGTCCATGTCCATTTGCTCGTACTGATTATAACGTTCAGTACGGTTTGGGTGCCCAATGTATACCTCAGGTAAGTTGCTTTCAAAGTTGCGATAGTCAGGATTTGCACCACTGCTACGGCCACTGCCTATAGGACTTACGTTGCTAGGTATGTTGCTACTTTTAAAATATTTTCGCCAGGTCATTTAGGATTCCGTAATTGTTATGTATTTATTACTTTGCCTAGCAACCATTATTTAAGTCTGTTAACTGTTTCTAACTAGTTTGCCGGTATTCATTTCGGTGTCACTGGTTGCTGTAGTAATTTTGACCAACTCTGCTTGATTTGATTTGGTTGCAATTATCAGTTCTTCTATTTTGCCAATCATGTTTGTGTTGCTGGTTTCCATGTTGTTTGCTAGTTTAGACAGTGCAACAACTTGAGGGTTCTGTGTCGTTTCAGTGGCATCTGNGTAAACTTCTGGCTCGCTTGAATTGTCAGCANACANTTGAGTGGGATTTATTGAAGCCAT